TTATGAAAAAGTATGGCTCTGCAGATGCATTGTTTTGGAATGTTGGTGCTTGATGTTTTCAACAAACACGGTATACTAATATCATGAGCAGTAATTTCTATGTAAGAAATGATTATGTTATTTCTTCCAATGTTAATGTTTTATTCGAAGATCTCTTAAATAAGACTCCAATAGAATTTGAACAGTGGGTTAAAGAAATGCGTAAAGAAATTCTTTATGCATGGGATACTTTTGGCTGCCCTCCTCGCACTGGCAAAAGTGAAGCGGATGTAATTGATCAGTTTAACAAGATGATGAACTATCCAGTTTCTCAGTTTACTCACACAGATGAGTTGAATACTGACGGAACTGTGAATGACGTTATAATCAATAAAGCCAGAATTGGTGGAGAAGCAGATCAGTGGTTCTCCAACATGATGAAGACTCGAATCAACTACACAGAAAAAGATACTGGTCATTCTGTGTATGATCTATTCGCAGATGACGCATATCTTAGTCGAGTGGTTAAGGGTGCAACTAGACATCTTCGTCGTGATTCTTTTTATCGTCATGCTTTATCTGGCATAAAGAATAACACAAAGTATGGAATCATAGAATCAAATTCCGGAGAAGAATGGATTCAAGCCTTTTTTGAGAATCCTTCTATCTTTGAGGGATATGATTTCATGCTAGAAGAAGTAATGCTTCGAACTGGATTGAATAGTGGATACTTTCAGATTCAGCAGAGCGACATACTTCAGATCACTAAAGATGAATTTCTAAAGTGGAAACCAAAGATGTCTTACAGGCATTATTCCACATTTGATCATACTAACACAAACACAAAAGATGACAGAGTTTACTCTATAAGAATATACAAAAAAGGAGAACGAGTATTTCCAGCCGGATTTGCTTCGTTTCGAATTGGTTATATTCAAGTAGCAGTTAATTTTCCCCCACTAACAGCAAAGTACATTTATGAAAGATTCACGGAACATATTGAAGGACATGATCGATTGGTTATTTACGATCCCTCTAGCGGTTGGGGTGGTCGCATTCTTGGCGCTATGTCTTTTAGCGATGCTCGTAGTGTGCATTATGTGGGTACTGATCCTAATTCTGAGAACTGGGTTGCTGATGGTTATCCATCAAAGTACCATGCTCTTGCAGATTTTTACAATACCAAAACGTATAGATCAAACACATTCTTCTCTAACACAAACACATACGATGTGTACTCATCCGGCTCTGAAGAAATTCATAAGTTGGAGTCCTTTCAGGCATACAAGGGCAAGTTAGATTTAGTCTTTACTTCTCCTCCGTATTTTAATAGAGAAGCCTATTCAGAAGATGCAGAACAATCGTATAAGAAGTTTAGTACATACGAATCTTGGAGAGATGGTTTTTTACGACCAACTCTAGAAACCTGTGTGTCATATCTAAAGGCAGATCGTTATCTGTTGTGGAATATAGCAGACTTGTTAATTTCTGGAGAATATCTGCCATTAGAACAAGATTCTAAAGATATATTAGAAAGCCTTGGTATGAAGTTTAAAGGCGTATTGAAAATGGGTCTTGAATCTATGCCTGGTCAAAATCGGTTAGACGAAAATGGTGTGCCTAAGTGTAAAAACTATTGCAAAGTCAACGGAAGTTATGTAAAATACGAACCTATCCTCATATTCTATAAACCAAATGATTAAACAAAACGCTGAAGACATTTTCTACGGTAAAGAACCAAATTGGAAGCACTGGACACCGGAAGACTTTAAAGATACCGATAAGGTAACTTGGTCAATCGCTCTTGCTGCCAATTGGTATAATGTTCGCTATACTGAACGCGACTATCGCATTGCTGTGTTAGAGTACGTTGATCGACTCAAGATCGAAGAAGGAGAGTATGTTCATAGGCTAAACACAGACAATTATGAATTTAGAAGCATTGGCGGAAAATGCCAAGCAGCTAATAAGGGTTGTATTCTTCCTGAGCAATTCCAAGACATAGTAGATTCTACTATTCTCAAATTGATTGCTCGTGGTAAGTGTATTTCTGTTGAAGAAAAAACAGATGAACCTATCTCAGTGAGAAGCCGTGTTATGAAGCAATCTTGTATATTGGCTTCTGAATTGGAAGAAGAGATCGATGACTATATGGAATATATTCTAGGATCTCGTGATTCCTATAAGAAGTTTGATATGGAACAATGGATCAAATCTGCCGAACCAAGTGGAATGCATTGCGAATTTATGCTTCAGACATTTGATCATCGCACAGAAGAATTGAAGATGGCTCTTCTTGGCGAAAATGAACAATTGCTTGAAGGATATAATTACCTAAGCAAAGCTCAGCTCAGAAAGTTCTACGACTTTAACAAACTCATTTGCGATCAACTCAAACTTCATATGTCAATTATGAAGAGTAATCGTAAGCCTCGCAAGAAGAAAAAGAAGAAGCCAGAACAAGTTGTCAAGAAGCTAAAGTATTTGGTAAAAGATACTGCAAGCGGTGCTGAGTCAATTCTTCCGGAAGAAATTATCGGATCGTCTACGGTTATTGTGTATAATACAAAGACACATAAGGCATCTATTTTCTATGCAGATGCAAGCACCTCCGGAATTTCTGTGAAGGGTTCCACCATTATTGGATTTGATGCTGCTCTATCTAAAGAAAAGTCTATTCGTAAGCCAACAGAATTTATTAAGATAGCGAAGAAAGATGGTATTCGTTCTATAAATAATACATGGAAGTCGATAAAGGCAAAAGAATCTATTCCTACTGGTCGAATTAATACCAACACTCTTATTCTACGATCCATTAAATGACATCAATTGATAATTTAAATTTTAAAGGTGCTTATCGCGCATACGATGCCGATGGCAAACTTGTTAAATATAAAATTGGAGATTCTGTAACTTATAAGGGTAGCACATATGTGGCAAACCGTATGGTTACAGAAACTTCTCCTGCTCATGGAGAAGTTGGTGGTTGGACTTCTTTACAGGGTGGAGGAGTTTCCAATGTTCGTTTCTATTGGGGTGGCACACGACCAATAAAGGCAAATATTGGAGATGAATGGTTTGATCTTGTTAGTGCGAAGACATACAAATATCTCAGTGATGGAAATAGTGAACAATGGGTTAATATCTATTGACATTAGTTTGTGTCTTGCTATACTATGAACAAAGAGGTGCAACATTATACTTTTAGATAACAATCAGATCATTCTCGCAAGTATCTTTCAATCAATGAAAGAATTTCCAGAACTAAATGAAGATGCCATTAGGCATATGGTTCTCAATACCTACAGAAAATACAATTCAGAATTTCGTGGAAAGTATGGACAACTTGTAATCTGCAACGATTCTAGTAATTGTTGGAGAAAGAAAAGCTTTCAACAATACAAGCAAAATCGAAAAAACAATCAGAAGAAATCTGATATAGATTGGGATGCTGTGTATTCTAGTCTTCATAAAATTCGTGAAGAAATTCGTGAAGTCTTTCCATATAAAAGCATAACTGTTGAAACCACAGAAGCAGATGATATTGTTTTTGTGTTGGCAAAGCATTATCACAAGCTAGAAGAAATTCTAATTTTGTCTAATGACAAAGACTTCATGCAGCTTGGTATATTTGACAATGTTGTTCAATATAGCCCACTAAAGAAGTCTTATATTAAGACAGAGAATCCAAAGATGTTTCTCTTAGAACATATTATTCGCGGGGATGTTTCTGATGGAGTGCCAAACATTCTTTCAGACGATGACACGTTTGTTAATGTTGATAAGTCTCAAACAAGACTAACAACTAAAGTCATGTCTAAAGCAATGGATGATATCATGAATGACCGCATTCAAGAACTTCCATTCTACGACAGAAATAAAACTGTTATTGATCTGTCTTGTATCCCATCCGATCTTGAAGATAAGATCATCAGCGAATTTGAAAAACCAATTGTTGGTTCTAAGTCTAAGGTTATGACATACATGATTGAAAAGAAACTCAAAAGCTTAATGGAAAACATCGAGGATTTTTAATGTCAGACTTTTACAAAGGAAAACAACCGGATAACAGCGACTTTCGCCGAACTATAAAAAAGACAAGAGTGAAGAAAGCTCGTGGAGATAGGCACGACACTCGTCGGCTTATGGATGATTTTAAGCATGGAACTATTGACATTGAAGATATTATGGATAAAATGGAAACTGAGGATGAAACATGACAACTACTAAAAACATTATGAAAATTTCAAAACAAACACTGGCGATCTTTAAGAATTTTACTTCAATCAATTCTAACATTCTTGTTAAGCCAGGAAGTAGCATTGCAACAGTTGCTCCTGCTAAGAACATTATGGCAGAAGCAAATCTATCAGAGATCTTTGATATTGAGTTTGGCATCTGGGATATGAATAAGTTCCTAGGAACTGTATCTCTGTTCAAAGATCCGGAGTTCGAATTCCACAATAAGTTTCTGACGCTATGTGGTAGCAGTAACAAGTCTATTCTGAAGTATTATTATTCAGAACCAAAACTTCTGACTGTTCCCACCAAGAAGATCACTATGCCAGATGCTGTGATCACGTTTGATCTAACAGAGGCACTATTCGACGAAATCGTTCGAGCATCTTCTGTTTTGCAACTTCCACATCTTTCCATCACCAAGAATGAAGATGGTGATAAGATTATTGGAGTTGTTCGTGACTTGATGGATCCAACGTGCAATAGTTATACTGTATCTCTTGGTGACTGCTCAACTGATGCAACATTCAAGTTCGATTTCCGCATCGAAAATCTTAAGTTCATGACTGGCGAATATGAAGTTAAGATTGCCAAGTCTTCTATTAGCCAATTTACTCACAAGGATATTCCTTTGAAGTATTGGGTTGCACTTGAAACCTCTAGTTCGTATACTGCTTAACTAGGAAACTTTGTCTTAAAGGGACGATTGGGTTTCCAATCGTCCTTTTTTTATTGGGGATTTATTATGAGTGAAATTAATCTATTTGTAGAAAAATATCGTCCAAAAACCATTGATGAATGCGTTCTCCCATTGTCTCTTAAAAAGACATTCAAGGAGATCGCTACTAGTGGTGAATGTCCAAATCTTTTGCTTTCTGGCAAAGCAGGAACGGGAAAGACGAGTGTTGCTCGTGCCTTGTGTAATGAGCTTGGTGCGGATTGGATTATTATCAATTGCTCCGAGGATGGTAATATCGACACACTCCGAACAAAGATTCGGCAGTTTGCTTCCACCATCTCTTTGTCTAGCAATACCAAAGTAGTAATTCTTGACGAGTTTGACTACTCCAATGCTCAGTCCATTCAACCAGCTCTTCGTGGAGCGATTGAGGAATTTGCAAAAAACTGCCGATTCATCATTACTTGCAACTACAAGAATCGAATCATCGAGCCAATTCATTCTCGATGCACCTGCATTGACTTCAATATTCCAGTCAAGGAAAAGCCAGAGATGGCAAAGCAGTTCTTGTCTCGCTGTGAGTATATTCTCAACAAAGAGAAGATCACATTCGACAAGAAGGTGCTACCACAATTGATTATAAAGCACTTTCCTGACTTCAGGAGGACTTTAAATGAACTTCAGCGATATTCTGCTGCAGGAACAATTGATATTGGTATTCTGAGCGAAGCAGGAGAGTTGCGAGTCAAGGATCTCATGACTCACATGAAGGATAAGAACTTCAGTTCAGTTCGGTCTTGGGTGGTGTCTAATCTAGACAATGATCCTCAACACATATTCCGAAAACTGTATGATGGTTTGTATGAGCATCTAAAGTCTGCTTCTATTCCAAATGCCATTCTGGTTATAGCAGAGTATCAATACAAATCGGCTTTTGTTGCAGATCAGGAGATCAATCTGATGGCTTGTGTTGTAGAACTGATGATGGGGTGTGAATTCAAATGAAATTGACAGACTACCTAACAGCAATCAATTACTCAAAGGAAAGCCTATTGGAGGGGGAAAACAACCCCAACGAAAAGGAGTACGCACCGTACATCATAAATCGGTGTCTGTCGTACTTTCCGGATACGGTTATGCAATGTAATCAGATGAATGAACTTCCCTCTATTGGAAAGAG